GAACTTCTATTACAGCAGGTGTAGCAAGATGTGACTTTAATGACAGATCATTTACTGGTGTGACATTAACAGCTAGAGGTGCATTGATTTACAATACATCAGCAGCGGTATCAAATTCAGCTGTTGCAGTATTAGATTTTGGATCAGACAAAACAGCTACTTCTGGAACTTTCACAATTCAATTCCCAGCGCCAACTTCAACAGCAGCGATTCTAAGGATCTCTGGTTAATTAGGAGGTAATCTCCTATGGCCACAACTTGGGGTGCTGACAAATGGGGCGATAATTCTTGGGCATCAGATCAAAATACGATTGATGTCAACGGGATAAGTGCATCTTTTGATTTAGGTCAAGCACAATACGTTCCAGTTTCAGGTTGGGGCAGATCTTCTTGGGGTAATTTATCTTGGAACGTAAATTATTCAAACATTAATATTTCTTTAACGGGTTTTTCAATTCCAATTACATTAGGTGATGAAACTACAGCAGGTGAAATAAATCAAGGTTGGGGTAGAGTTACTTGGGGATACAATCCTTGGGGAATTGCAGGAACATTATTAGCTAACGGTATTCAAATGTCATCTGACATTGGTAGCGTTTCAATTACAAATGAAATTAATACTGGTTGGGGATCAGACACTTGGGGTTATGAAACTTGGGGTGCTTCTGGATTACTTGTTCCATTAACAGGAATAGAAACAACATTTAATATTGGTACACTAGGTGCAACGGCAGATGCAACAACAGGTGAATTAACTGGTCAACAATTAACTACAGCTGCAGGTGATGTTGAAGGTTATATTGATTTTAGAGAAATAGTTTCTGGTATTCCAATGACAGCAACGCTTCAATATTCTGAAGTGGTTATTAATGCAGTTGGTTTTGGATTAACAATGCAAGAGGGAGATGAAGAAGCAACTCCTAATACTATTGCAGAAGTTTCTGCAACATCTACAGCTACTTGGAATGGAAACTTTGCTTGGGGTTATGGTGTTTGGGGTAACGAACCAATAACTACTTTAGCAATGTCAATGCAGGAAGGTAATACTGATCCTGCGCCAGATGTATCTTTAACAGGTAATGCAGCTGCAATGTTCTTAGGTAACGAAACAGTTACTGGAGATGCTAATCTAAGTTTATCAGGAATTTCATTAACATTTACATTAGGTACAGCGGTTGGAGATGCTAATACCATAGCAAGTCCTTCAGGTATTCTATTATCAATGCAGGAAGGTGATGAAGGAACTACTGGAAATGCTAGAGTTAATGTCACTGGAATAAACTTGACATTCTCAGTTGGAACTGTATATAATTTGATTTGGAATCAAGTAAATACGGGCACTACTTCTACTTGGACTGAAGTTGACACCGCCGCTTAAATAAGCAACAAATAATGTTTGACAGTAGTGTCAAATTTTAATAAAAATATAAAATAAGAGGATAAAAATTTATGGCAAATTCAACTTCTGCTGATTTAAAATTAACTGTACAAGCGACTGGTGAAAACTCAGGAACTTGGGGTCAAATTACAAACACAAACTTATTAATTTTAGAACAAGCAATCGGTGGTTATTCTTCTGTTGCATTAAACGCAACTACTGGTGCTACATTAACTTTTTCAAACGGTGCTTTATCAAATGGTAAAGATGCTGTTATCAAATTAACTGGAACAATCACAGGAAACGTAAACGTAGTTATTCCTGATTCAGTTGAAAAAACTTACATTATCGAAAACGCAACATCAGGTTCATTTACAGTAACTGTTAAAACTTCATCAGGCACAGGTGTTACTTGGAGTGCAACTGATAAAGGTAAAAAAATGGTTTACTCTGATGGAACAAATGTTGTTGACACAGCTTTCACAGAAGTTTCATCTGACTACTCACCACAATTATCTGGTATTTTAGATACAAATGGTAATGACATCATTATTGATAATGGTGGAGCAGTTGAAGATGATTCAAATAATGAATACGTAAAATTTGTAAAAACAGCAACAGCTGTAAATGAAGTTAGCATTACTAACGCAGCAGCTTCTACTGGACCAGAAATTTCTGCAACAGGTGATGATACTAATATAGATTTAAAATTAACTCCAAAAGGTTCTGGTAATCTTGTATTTGATGGAATTAAATTTCCAAATGCAGATGGTACAGTAGATCAAATTTTAGTTACAGATGGTGCTGGAAATTTATCTTTTACAGATAATTCTGGTGGAACATCTTGGGTTGCTGTTAAAACATCAGGATTTACTGCTGTCGCAGGTGAAGGATATTTTTGTGATACAACTGGTGGAGCATTTACTGCAACTTTACCATCATCACCAACTTTAGGAGATGAAGTAACATTTGTTGACTACGCAGGAACATTTGATACAAACAATCTAACTGTAGGTAGAAACTCTGAAAACATTCAAGGAACAGCTGCAGACTTAACTGTATCAGTAGAGAGAGCAGGACTTACTTTAGTATATTCTGGAGCTACTCAAGGTTGGTTGTTAAAAGATAAATAATAAATAAAAGGAAAAAAATATGGCAAGCAAACATTTATACATAGTAGCAGAAAACTGGGGAAAAGGTTTTTATGATATGCAGGATGCTGCAAAATTTCAAATAAAAACTTATCCTGGAGATGTTATTAAAGTACCAGCCCATAATAGAGATGTAAATTTATGGATTAATAAAATTTTAGGTACAGTTAAAACTAAAGAAGAAGCACAAGCTATTGTTGATGCAAAAATTTTAGAAAAACAGAATGCTTGGGATGCATTATCTGATGAAGATAAAAATATCATAGGTAATGAAAGACCAGCTTCTATAACATTGGAGTAATAAAATGGCTGATTATAAAAATATAAAAGGTGTAACTATTCAATCACTTGCGAGTGACCCTACAAGAAATGCAGGTGACGTTTGGTATAATACAACCTCTGGTAAAATAAAGGGATATGCAACACTAACTAATGGTACTTGGGCTGTTGGTACACCTTTACCAAATCCTAGAGCAGGTGGAGTATCTGGAGGAGATCTTTCAGCTGGTTGGATTACTGGCGGTACTGATCCTTCTACTTCACCAGCAACACAATTAACAAGTACGGATATTTGGGATGGGTCAGCTTGGACATCAGGTCCAGCTAATACTCAATATAATAATGCTGCTTCTGGCGGTGGTACTGCAACCTCAGGAATATATGGTGGAAGTGCTAATCCTTCAGGTAATGTTCAAGAATGGGACGGTGCAACTTGGACAAATGGTGGTCCTTTTAATACGCAAAGATATGGCTGGGCACCTGCTGGCACAGCTACTGCAATGTTAGCAGCTAATGGAGAACAGGCTGGAGGACCTTATCTTACTTCTGCTGAACTTTACAATGGAACAAGTTGGACAACTACTGGAAGTACTACAACAAGAAGATATGGACCAGGAGGTCTTGGAACTTCAACTGCAGGTTTAACTATGGGAGGATTAGATGGAAATCCAGGTCCTTCAACTATATTATCTTCAACAGAAGAGTTTGGTGGAAGTTCTTGGACGAGTGGTGGTTCTATGTCTACAGGTATTTTAGGGCCTGGTGGATGTGGTACTCAAACTGCAGGTCTTGTAGCGGGTGGTTATTCTGGTTCAACTTGGCCTGGTGGAAGTGGGGATAACGAGTTACAACTTACAGCTTTTTATGATGGAACTTCTTTTAGTACACAAACAAATGGTTTAGTATATGGAACTAGTAGTAATAGTACTCAAGCTATTGGAAATGCAGGCACACAAGCAACTACTATAATGTTTGGAAACACATATGATCCTGCAGCTCCTGATATTAATCAAGTACAGGAATGGTACGGAGCTGGACAAGTTGGTCCAGTTGACTTAAGTTAGTTTCTTAAGACTCTTTACATTTTATTTAAAATACAGTATGATTCCAATCATAATGGATAAAGAAAAAAGAAATATTCAGCCTTTAATAGAAAAAGAAGAACCTCATCTGCATAATATATTACCTGCAGAAGATGTAAAAGCTTTTAAAGATATGGTTGGAGAACTTAGAGATACTTGGACTAAAAAACAAATTTTTAGAACTGAGACAGAAGCTAGAATATCTGTATTACAAGATTTTAAATATCCAACAAAAGCATCTAAATATTGGCAATGTGTTAGAGAACAAAATGTATTTTTAGAAAATTTAATGTCAATGTCATTTGATTATAGAAAAAATGATGTTGAAATTAAAAAATTAAAATTAAAAATTGAAAAAGAAAAGTCTGAATTAGAAAAAGAATTATTAAATATTGAACTAGATCAAAAAATTTATCATAAAGCTAATTTAGAATTAATTGCTAAAGACAGAATGAGAGAACTAAAAATGTGGTCTAAGCTTAAAAAAGAATTTAATGATGGGTCTTTTGATACAAAAGACGTTAATAAACATCAATTAGAATCTTATAAAAAAATTATGATTAATAAATCAAAAACTGTTAATGAACATACACCACCAGCTGATGCTATTAATATTATAGGTCAAATGGAAACAGTTGAAAGAGTTATAAAAAATAAAGAATTAGATTATACAAAAGTAGAAAAATTAGAAAATAAATAATTATATTTATGTTGCAATTTAATTTTAAACCTATTCATTTAGGTCAAACAATAATTAAATATAATACACCACATAATATATTTCAATCAATACAAAGTAGCATTATAAATAATCAATCAAAGTTACATAAAGCTAACAAACGATTAGCTGGTAAAATTAAAGATGAATTTTCTCTTTTTCATATTGGTTCAACAGAGCTTGAACAACATAATGTTTTAGACAAAGAAGTAATAGAATGGTTTTTAATGATGTTTAAACATTATTTATTTTTTAATAAAATTGAAAAATATGAAATGTCTATTCATTCTATTTGGTTTAATGAAATGAAAGAAAATGAGTATAATCCAATTCACATACATACGGGAAGGTCTAAAATTGGTTTGTCTTCTGTAATGATATTAAAACTTCCTTCTTCTTATGGTGTAGAATATTCTGCTGAAAATTATCCAAGTAATGGAAAATTAGAATTAGTATCAAATGATGCAGGACAATTTTCAAATACTTCTTATCGACCTGAACTAAAAGAAGGAGATTTTTTTATTTTTCCATATGATGTAAAACATTGTGTTTATCCATTTAATTCAACTAAAGAAACAAGAGTAACTTTATCTGCAAATTGTGATATTTTGCAAATTGGATTATCTTAAAATGATACCTTATACAGAACCAAGCTGGAAAAATTATATTGTAAAAACACTTAAACCTGTGTTTACTCCAGAAGAATGTAATAAAATTATTGAAATTGGTAGGTCACAACCAAAAGAGGATTCTAAGATCTTTAATAAAAAACAAAAAATAACACAGGAGTATGATTTAAGAAAGTCCAATGTTTCTTGGATTAATTTTTCAAATCCAGATGCAAATTTTTTATTTAATAAAATAGAAACAATGCTTCATCAAATAAACCAAAATAATTTTGGTTTTGAAAATATAACGTTAACAGAAGCTGCTCAATATACAGAATATGGTCCAGGAGATCATTATGATTGGCATATGGATTGTTCTGTAAATATGTTAACTCAACCTAAAGTAAGAAAAATTTCAATGAGTTTATTGTTATCACCTTCTAATGAATATGAAGGGGGAGATTTAAGTTTTATACGTGAATCCAAAAAATTAAAACTTGAACAAGGATACGCCACATTTTTTGCTAGTTTTATTATACATAAAGTGTCTCCAGTTACACGAGGATTAAGAAAATCTTTAGTTATGTGGTTTGGTGGAACACCTTTTAAATAATGAGTTTTAAAAAAAATAAATATCTATTTTGTAAAAATGTTCTTTCAAAAGAATTAATTAATTTTTGTTTTAATTATTTTTTATTAAAAAGAGATGCTGTAAATTATTTGTATAATACAAAATCTATAACACCTCATAAATTATTAGGATCTCTTGGGGACTCTCAAGTAAAAAATAGTTATTCAATTTATGGTGATTTCCTTTTTGAAACCTTGTTAATGAAAGTATTACCTGTTGTTGAAAAACATTCAAAATTAGAACTTGTACCTACTTACTCTTATGCAAGAGTATATGAAAAGGGTGATATTTTGAAAGAACATAAAGATAGACCTAGTTGCGAAATATCTGTTACTTTAAACTTAGGTGGTGAACAATGGGATTTTTATTTAGATTCAAAAGATAATAAAGAAATAAAAGTTAAATTATCACCAGGAGATATATTAATTTATTCAGGATGTGAGTTAAAACATTGGAGAAAAAAATTTGAAGGAAACATATGTGCTCAAGTTTTTTTACATTACAATGATATTAATGGTCCTTTTAAAATAGAAAATACTTACGATAAAAGACAAATGCTAGGAGTTCCTAATTAATATGATATACCGAATATTTCCAACAACAATATATGTAGAAAAGTTAAATATTAATTTAAGCAAAGAACAAATAGATTTTTTTAAATCTTGTCAAGGTTCAATTTTAAAAAATGAAGGAAACACTACTTCACAAGATAATTATATTTTAAATAATCCAATACTAGATAATTTAAAAAAAGAAATTGAATTACATTTAAATCATTATTTTTATGATGTTATGGAATATTCAAATGATGCTAGTCTTTATATTACTCAATCTTGGTTAAATTTTAGTGATAATAATCAATATCATCACGCGCACGATCACCCAAATTCAATTATTGCTGGAGTATTTTATATAAATTGTCCTACTGATGATGATAAAATTTCTTTTTTAAAAACAGAATATACCTCAATTAAGCTAAATATAAAAAATAGAAATGATTATAATTCTAACCTTATGCATTTATCTGTTAAAAATAATTTTTTAACATTATTTCCATCAAATCTAAAACATAAAGTACCTGCTCAAAATAGGCCAGGTGTTAGAGTTAGTTTATCTTTTAATACTTTTGTTAAAGGAACTTTAGGAACTGATCAAAATTTAAGTAGACTAGTTCTTTAATGAGAATATCTATCATAGATAATTTTTTATTAGATAGAGAAATAAATCTTTTATTAAATTTTTATCAACAAAATAATCATCTAAAACAAAAATATAGAGATACTTTTCCAATAAGTTTAGGTAATTTATTTATAGATATTAAAAACAAATATAATAAGCTTAGTCAAGAAGACCACATAGATTGGTGGCAAATAGTTCATTGGCCAAAAGGTTCTTTTCAAAATTCACATAAAGATAATGCTTCAGAAAAAACTACATTATCCTCAATAACTTATTTAAATGATTCTTTTGAAGGAGGAGAAACTTTTTTTGTAGATGGGGCTATAGTAAAACCAAAGAAAGGAAGGACTTTATTATTTGATGGAAAATATTATTTACACGGAGTAAACCCAATAATAAACGGAAATAGATTTACCATTGCAGCTTGGTATAAAAAACACGATTAATCGTTTGATATCTAAGCTAGATTGGACTATATTTTTGGCCAAAAAATAGTATAATGGTTTATTATGGCTTTAAAAAAACTAGGTTTCAAACCAGGATTTAATAAACAAACTACAGCATCAGGAGCAGAAGGCGAATGGATCGATGGTGATTTTGTTCGTTTTAGATATGGCTTACCTGAAAAAATAGGTGGTTGGCAACAACTAACTGTTGCTAATAAAACATTGCCTGGAGCAGCGCGAGCCCAGCACACGTGGGCAGCAATTAGTGGCGAGAAGTACGCAGCCATTGGAACACATAAAGGATTATTCTTATTCTATGGAGATGCGTTCTATGATATCACTCCATTAGATACAGCTATTACATCTTGTACATTTTCGTCTACAACAGGTTCAGCAACAGTAACAATTAACAAAACATCACACGGTTTATCTGTTGGAGACTATTTTACATTTAGTTCTACATCATTACCTGGTGGAGGTGTTACAGGATATACAACAGCAAATTTTA